TGTCGGACCTATGGGATAGGGGGATATAATATGGATCAATCAAAAGAATACGTCAAGATGTGTAATTGCCTGGAGATTCAAGATAGGTGGGTGCAAAGTAAATCAGACGGGGATTTTTTTAAATTAATATCTGGCAGTCAATGTTGGTATGAAGATTCTGGAATAGAACTCCTATGTGATGAGATACATATTTTCGTTGATGTTGTCGATTTACCAGAAGACGCAGTTATTATATGGCTACCCAGGCAAGACCAATTACAGGAGATGGTAAGACCCCAGATAAATAAAAACTATGGGGAATCAATTTCATATTTGCATCGACAATTTACGGAATGGCTCAAGGGAGAAAATCCAGAATTTGAGACCTATGAACAACTATGGCTCGCCTTCGTGATGCAGCGACTTCACGGCAAGAAATGGAACGGTAATGAATGGATAAGGGAGTAAATACATGGAAAACTCTGAAGATGAGGCGAAAATAGAGGAAAAAGTGAATATAGTTGATGATCCTTTATTGCCACAGAAAAGCCTATTCCGGGTAGATGAGGTAGCAAGTTATTTTGATGTGACTGATAGGTGTATTCGTTTATGGATTGAGCATGGGCATCTTGAGGCCAAAAAAATAATTGGTGTCATTCGTATTACAAGAGATTCTATTTTATCAGCTCCTAAAAATATAGCGAGTAAATTAAAAAAGGCTTGACATGTTAATCAAAAAAGTCAATAATAGCATATGATTATGTCAGATAAAACACCTGAAAAAGAAGGGAATTTTATTGTTTATAAGATAACGAATCTTATAAATGGGAAAATTTATATTGGCCAAACTATACATACGATTAAACGGCGAAAAAGAGAGCATATCAACAACGCAAGGGGTGGTTTGGAAATGGCACTCTACCGCGCAATGCGAAAATATGGCACGGATAACTTTATATTTGAGCCAATCTATTATTGCTCATCCAGAGAAGAAGTAAGTTGTAAAGAAAGGGTGAAAAACAGTCTGGCGAAACTGGGGAATAAGAATTCCCTGGGACGCCGCGATTCAGATGAAACAAGAGCTAAAAAGAGTGAATCGTTAAAGCGATATTGGCAGTCCGTAAGGATTTCATAAATTTTCATATCAGTTCATAAATTTTCATATCAGTTCTAACTATTTGATTTCTAAAGCATTTTTTACTTGCAAATTCCTATTTCGTCTTTCTATAATGTAGCCTGATAGCAACCTTCAAAAATGGGTGGGCTGCGTTTGACGATCTTTGGGCAAATCAAAAAAATCCTCTTTAATTTATCGCTTACAAATGAAAAAGCTTGGAATCCGAGCCTGTGGAATTTGGCCGGATCTCAATCGCTATCCGGTGAACACGTTGACGAAGACACCGCGCTCACTTATTCAGCCTTTTGGAATGCGGTCAATCTGATTGCGGGTCCCCTTGGCTCTTTACCCCTCCATTTAATCCAACAGACCGGCAGAAACAAGAAAAACGCCATAGGCCAAAGCCTTTATCATGTATTACACACCCAGTACAACCCCTACATGACCGCAATGGCAGGCCGGGAGTGCCTTGGTGCCCATGCTCTTACATGGGGCAATGGGTACGCCGAGAAGGTCTTTAACGGCTACGGTGACATAATTGAGCTATGGCCTATCCCTCCGAATCGCGTTACCCCTAAAATGCAAGACAGTAAACTCGTTTACGAGATAAGACTACCTGATGGTGGTAGCGTAATCCTTCCAAGAGAGAAGATTCTACACATCCCCGGCATCGGGTTTGACGGGTTTATGGGGTATTCAATCGTTGCGATGGCGCGGAAATCCATTGGTTTGGGCATGGCGATGGAGACATTCGGCTCTCATTTTTTCGGACAGGGCACACACCCAGGCGTTATTGTGTCACATCCTGGGAAGCTGGACCCCCAGACCCACAGCAATATGAAAAAAGGGCTTACTGATACATACAGCGGGCTTGGTCAATCCCATAAACTTATGCTTCTTGAAGAGGGTTTGAAAATCGAGAAGTTAGGAGTTTCCCCAGAAGATTCGCAGTTCCTGCAGAGCAGGCAATTTCAAATCACAGACATGGCACGATGGATGAATTTGCCGGTTCATAAGCTGAAGGAAATGTCAAAAAGTTCCTTTAACAATATCGAATCTGAGAATGCCAGCTATGTTGCCGACTCATTATTGCCGTGGTTTGTGCGGTTTGAAGAAAATTATAATATGCAGCTCTTGTCTAAAACACAACAGAAACAAGGATTCTTTTTCAAGCACAATTTCGAAGGACTTTTAAGAGCCAGCACTAAAGACCGCGCTGAGTATTATCGGATAATGATAGGGACAGGCGTAATGACTCAAAACGAAGCCAGGTCTAAGGAGGATTTTAATCCCAGTGCTGATCCATTGGCTGATGAATTGTTCATGCCTACGGGATTGATACCACTTAGTAAATTTGAAGACTACCTGTCTAAAAATCAGGGGAATCAGGCAGGCCCACAACCAAAACCAAAAGAAGATGAATCGCCAGAAGATATAAAAGACAAGAGACTTAAACTTATAACAGCACCTAACTAACAATCAGGGCGTTCCTTAACCGACGGGTTGAGGGATTATAAAGAAATTCAAGGGCAGTGTGGACTCCACATCGGGATTATTCCCGGTTCACACTGCCCTTTTTCTTTGCCCTGAAGCTAATGGAGGAAAACCAAATGAGAATCAAAAGGAGCCCATTCAAACCGAGAGCGAAGGCAGGACTTTATAAAATCAAGGACGCAGACCCGACCTATGATTGTGAATGTATCGACTGCGGGCATGAGATGCAATCCGATGAACATTGCCGAGATATTAAATGCCCTGAATGTGGCGGAGAAATGAGAAGGGCGGAACGTCCAGGGCAGGGTGCAAAGAGTGCGAAAGCAACTGAAGCAACCGTTTTTATTTATGATGAAATTGGCTGGTTTGGTGTTAATGCCGAGGACTTCATAAAAGACCTGAACGGTATTAAAGCAAAGACGATCCATTTACGGTTTAATTCCCCCGGCGGGTCCGTTTTCGATGGCACAGCCGTATTTAATGCAATTAAGCAGCACAAAGCGAAGACGGTCTCCCACATAGACGGGCTCGCCGCCTCTATCTCTTCTGTGATTGCTCTTGCCTCCGATGAAGTACGCATGGCCGAGAATGCTTTTCTAATGATTCACGATCCGTGGTCGATGGTGATTGGGAATGCAGACATTATGCGTGAAGAGGCTGATTTGCTGGATAAGATCGGCGGAACGATTGCGAAGTCGTATATGGACAAGACTGGGAAAGACGCCAAAGAAATCAAGAAATTAATGGCAGCCGAAACATGGATGACAGCCGATGAAGCCCTCGAAATGGGATTTATCGACGCGATTGATGAGAATGAAGAAGACGAAAAGGCGAAAGCCACATTATTTGATCTGTCTGTTTTCGCTAACGTGCCAGACACACTAATGAAGATGGAAGCAAAGAAAGACCTTAATGAGCGTGATTTAGAGAAAGTCCTGCGAGAGGCAGGAGGTTGTTCTCGAAGTCAGGCTAAGGAAATATTGGCTAAAGGGTTTGCCGCTATTCAGGATGTGCGAGATGCCCAAACTGAAAGCGATGGTCAGGATGTGCGAGATGCCCAAACTGAAGAAACCCCTCTGCGAGATGCCGAGCCAGCCGAAGACCATGCGATTACCGAAGGAAGCACAGAATATCTATTAATGCAGGCCGAAATAATGGCCCCAACAGGATAAGGAGGACTTTTGAGATGAAAACTGTAACACAATACAGAGAAGATATCGCCAGTCTGATGAAGAAAATCGGTGATATTGATGCAAAGTGTATCGCAGAAAACCGCGATCCGACCGAGGAAGAAACGGCTCTAAAGAGCGAAATGATGAACAAGATCGACAAAACCCGAATAGATGTGGATGCGCTGGTACGCCAGGAAAAGATAGTTGCAGAATTGAGCGCACCGATATCCGCACCTGAAACCAAGCCTGCCCCACAGAATAGCAAAGGCAGTGGGATTGTAGTCCGAGATAAGGATCGGTTTGCCACTCTCGGCGAACAGTTGAGTGCCGTTATAAACGCCGGGAAACCAGGCGGGATGGTTGACCCTCGGTTGAGGAATCAGGGTGTAATCCAAAATGCAGCCACTGGCTTGAATGAAACCGTACCCAGTGAAGGAGGGTTTCTTGTTCAGACTGACTTTAGTTCTGAACTTCTGGAACAGGTAATCGCAACGGGGCTTCTGGCTGCAAAGTGCAAGCGCATTCAGATTTCTGGGAATTCCAACGGGATCAAGTTGAATGGCGTTGACGAAACCTCCAGAGCATCGGCTACTTGGGGTGGCATTCAGGTTTACATGAAAGACGAGGCCGCCGCTGCAATTGCGAGTAAGCCGACATTCAGGGAAATCGAGCTTAATCTCCATAAAATGATCGGAGTGTGCTACCTCACTGAGGAATTGATGGCTGATACTGTGGCCCTGGCGGGTTGGGTTACGCAGGGCTTCGTTCAGGCCTTTGGTTTTAAGACTGATGATCTAATTGTCAGAGGTACGGGCGCTGGACAGCCTATGGGCATCCTGAATTCAGGGAGTCTGGTATCAGTTGCCAAGGAAACCGGGCAGACCAAAGAGACTATTTTGGCAGAGAATGTAATCAAGATGTATTCGCGCATGTTCGCAGGATCTTTAACGAGCGCCGAATGGTACATCAACCAGAACATTTTGCCGCAGCTTTTAACCATGTCCCTTGCAGTTGGGGTTGGTGGAGTACCGGTGTACCTGCCGCCAGGGAACACTCTGTCAAATGCTCCAGGTGGAGCGCTTCTCGGAAGGCCAGTAAATCCCATTGAGCAGGCATCGACCCTTGGAACTTTGGGCGATATTATGTTTGCCGATCTGAGTTT